GAGTTCACGTTCGCACGGTACGTCAACGGCGAAGAACGCGTAGTCGATCACGTGACGGTCGACGGCTTGAATTACGAACCCGTGAACAAGTGACGATAAACCATGCTCGAGTGCGACATCTACCTGGTATCCGAAGTCGAGCGCCTGAAGGCCGACTACTCCGAGCTATGGGATCGGTACCGGGAAGTCGTGCACGAGAACACGGAGATGAACAGGCGGCTCGACTCCTATCGGAGGAGGGCCGCGATGGAGGGAGACGAATGGATGAACCTTTGAAACCTTGCCCGTTCTGCGGCGGCGAAGCGGAAATCAAGTATGCGGAGTGGTGGGACTCAAACGACCCGCCAGAAATTCATTGTGTATGGAGCGTCCAGTGTTCGACCAGACCGACAAGGAGCAGTGTTTGTCTTGGGCGGCTTTGTGGAAATCGCGGGTTTGCGGATAAAGACAAAGCAATCGAAGCATGGAACACGCGATACGAGCGGACGTGCGAGAACGAATACGGCTTGGAAAACGGCGTCCCGCTCAAGTTCAAATGCAGCGAATGTAAGGACGTTTGGGCTAAACCTTCGGTTGACGAGTTCAATTTCTGCCCGACGTGCGGCGCGAAGGTGGTGAGCGTATGACCGATAGCAACGCAATCCGAATCACTCCGTACTTTGCACCTGGAGAACGATACCCGTCAATCATAGGCGTAAAAGCAGATGGTGATGAATACGAGCTGGCGTATGTCAGAAAGGATTATTGGACGCGGGATTACTTGATGGATTTTGATGAAGATAGAGAGGGCCGACGATGACCGATAGCAACGCGACCGAGCTGCTGCCTTGTCCGTTCTGCGGCGGTGAAGCACACCATTTTGGCGGTGCTGGGCAACATTGCATAAGGTGCTCGAAATGCGGCAAGACTAACGAGCGGATGCTGTTCGAGAAGATGGGCGCTGTCACGTGCTACACGGCGTTTGACACGGCTGAAGAAGCCTACGCGGACTGGAACCGCCGCGCAGCCGTCACGGACTACGACTTCGCGATGGCCGTGCACGACGGCAACCTGTGGGGCAAGTGCTCCGAGTGCACCGACCGCGACGAGTACGCCGAGATGGTATGCGAGCAGCGGGAGCACATAAGGTCTTTGGAGATACAGCTCGACGCAATCACCGACTTCGCGAAGCTGACGCAGGCCGACTGCGACCATATGGAGGCCCTCGTGCGTGACTGCCTGAAGCTCATGGGCACGTGGGACAGGGCCGAGTGGGAGTGCTCCGACGTTTTTTCACCATCAGACGAGTACGAGCCGGAGGGCAACTACGCGGCGTTGCTGGATCGAGCGAAGGAGATTGGGGTGGTCGAATGATTGCCGTAATAGCGTACGACCTCGACTTCGACGTGGACCACGACTCGGACAGCGCACACATCTACGCCGACGTGAGAATCGAGGCGGTCTACTGCTTCGAGGACAAGGAGCAGGCCAGGGAGGAACTTGAGGGAATCCGCAAGCTCCACCCGTATGTTAGGTGGAAGACCTGTGAGGTGAAGCAGCCTACGGTCACGAGGGCTGAAATGGATAAGTATCAGCTGAGGATGGCGGGCGATTGGTCATGAGGGGGTACATCATCGACACCGACATATCGGAAGACCTCTACGCGGAAATCGAGCCGCATATCGTGGGAGAGGTACTTGACGCTGGCTACATTAGCTTCAACGGAGCCGAGTGGACGCCCAGGCGCACGCGCATCAGGGACGCTCATTGGGACTACGGCCATTGCACGTGGGGTTGCATCTGCGAAGCTTGTGGCGCGAGGTTCGAGCACGAGGGGGCATCCAGCATGAACTACTGCCGCAACTGCGGCGCGGAGAACGTGTGTTAGCCATGGGAGAGATGTTCAAGAAGTACACGGCATACGAGCCAGTTAGGACGTACACGACCACGACTGCAAGGAGCTGCTTGAGCACGGTGTCGCCGAAGTGCTGGGGATGCAAGTTCAGCTACGTCAGCAACATGGCGCTCGTATGCGCGTGCGCTAGTAGGACGCTCAGATACACGGAGCACGGAGAAGAGTGCGTAAGCTACATCGAGAAGGGATGTGTTTCATGAGCTTTGGAGAAGGAAACCTGAGAACCGCCGTTGCGGAACTACAAGCGCGGATAGACGAACTGGAACGCGAGCGCGAGTTCCAAAAGAAGCTAGACAGTGAAGCTATGGCCTTTATGCGCGAGAAGGTGGACAAGCTGCAAGCCGAGAACGAACAGCTAAGGCAGCTCGTGCGAGACTTGCACGTCGATTTCAGAGGACTGGCAGACACGATCTTCATGAACAGGAATCGGAGCATGACCATCAACGGAGAGCAGGCCGCGCATTTGAAAACGCTAGAGATGTCGTACAGGCTCCGCGCGAAAGATTTGGGAATCGAGGTAGAACAATGAGCGAACTTGAATCGTTGGAGAAGTTGCGCAAGCAGTTGCGCGATACGTTCGCGAAGGAAAGCGTTTCGATACTGGAAGATGGCAATGCGCTGATGCGGTGCGCCGATGCAATCGAAGCCGAAGCAGCAGAGCGGTACATGCTCCTGCCAGTGGATGCAGACGGTGTACCGATTCACGTGGGCGATAAGCTTAAATGGTGCGGTGAGTATATCGACGTTAATGGCGTATGCAAAGATACTGTGTGGTTTGAACCAAGCGGTGACCAAGAATGGAAATGCATTTGGTCTAACACGACACGACATTACAAGCCGCGCACGGTCGAAGATGTATTGCTCGATTTTCTTAAAGAATCACGCGATTTCAATCTAAAGCATACAGGCGAAGTGGACGAAGCAATAAAGCGTTATTCTGCTGAGCTTCAGATGCGCGGTGATGCGGAATGAGCAGCAAGTTCTTTTGCGACAAATGCGGCGTTCAGATAGGCAATACGGAGCCAGTCAATGTGTTCCGCATGTGGAATCTCATGGCTGCTTGCGAGATACCGAATATCGGACTTGCGAACATTCCGTTCGATGATGATTTCTACATCTGCGACGAGTGCTTCGAGAAGCTGTTTGAAGGTGATGCGGAATGACCGAGTTTGGGTATAGGTACGAGCTAGACCTAAATGCAATTTCCGACGAGTACGCGAAGAAGCTAAGCGGCATTGTGGACGAGATGACGCTCGATAAAGCATGGCGAACGCTGGAAAAGTACGGATACGTAAAGGTCGTGCGGTGCAGGGATTGCAATGATTACCGCGAAAGCGACGCTACATGTCACTCATGGCAATGGCACAACTGGGATGCCGCGCTTGAGGTTGAGCCTAATGGCTTCTGTGCTTGGGGTGAAAGGCGTGATGCGGAATGACCGAGTACATCGTAGAGCTGAACGAGAAGCAGTACACCGACCTGCGCAACTACAGGCGCGAGGAAATCGTGCGGTGCAGGGATTGCAAGCATCTGTACATACTCGTGCGGTGCCGTGATTGCAAGCATCTGTACATACCGCAATGGGATGAAATGCTTGCCGCTGAATATGGCGCTCCGCCTATCGTGTGCGAGCGCACGGGAGATATGGACGATGTTGAGCCTGATGGTTTCTGCGCCTGGGGTGAACAGAAGGAGGGCGGCGATGAATAGCTTTGAGTCTGGCGTCGGCGTCGGCATGGCCCTGGCGCTCGCGATGCTCGGCATCATCCTCAAACTGAAGGGGTGGATATGAAAGACTGCAAGGGACGCTACGTGCCATGGATATGCGGCTTCTGCCCGAAGCTGCGCGTATGCAGGTTCTTGCGCCTGGGGCGAAAGGCGTGATACGTGATGGAGCAAACCGACGTATTGTGCGTGGTGTGCATGCTGGTCACGCTCGCCAACTTGATAACGGTGCTGACAATCCTATGGAGGTGAGAGAGTTGGAATACGTATGGGCCAGGAGGCCCGAACCGCACTCGGTCCCCGAGACGTTGGGGACCAGGTGCGACAATTGCCCCGACCTGAGCTGCATACCGCAGGAGAAGTCGAAGCTGCGCAAGTGGCGCTACTTCTGCGAGTCGCGACACGAGACGATCGAGGACATCTGGAACGTGAAGAAGAAGGACTGCCCGAGGGGACGCGATTTGCCGAGGAGGAGGATGAAATGAGCAATGAAGACCTGCTCGCCTGCCCGTTCTGCGGGAGGCAGCAACTCAGAATCAAGAACAGCTCGAATTGGGGCTGGTTCGTGTCGTGCGGATGCCACGCCGTAGGACCGGGCAAGGATTCGAGGGAAGGCGCTATCAAGGCGTGGAACACGAGGGCCGAGCCGATTCAGGGGAGGTTGCTGTGAACTGCCCGAACTGCGGCGCCCCGCTGAAAGGAGGCGCGTGCGAGTATTGCGGCACGCTCACGGAGGTCCCGTTGTCGGTGATGCTGGGCAAGAAGGTCAGCATCGTGTTCGAGTACGACGGGCGCAAGGTCGGGTTCGACACGGTCATAGACGGCCTGGAAATAAACGATGAGGGGTACGCCGATAGCTTCTACGCGTTCGGCGGGAACAAGGTGCATACAATCTGGAACCCGAGGTACACGATGGACTTGAGGGGCACGCTCGTGCCGCAACAAGTCGCCGACAAGGGGTACGTGCTCATGACGGAGACAATCAAGGCATAGGAGGGGCTATGGAGCTTAAAGTGAAGCTGGAAGAAGGGGCTGTTCTGCCGAAACATGCGAAACCAGGAGATGCGGGACTCGATTTGAGCAGCATGGAGAGCGTAGACATATGGCCTGGTCAGACGGTGATGGTCGGCACGGGCGTCAGCGTCGAGATACCAGAGGGGTACTTCGGATTGGCCGCTCCGAGGTCGGGGTTGGCATCGAAGTTCGGCGTTACGCTCGCGAACGCGCCTGGAATCGTCGATTCTGGGTACAGGGGCGAGATCAAGGCCGCATTGCACAACATGAGCCACATGATGCACCACGTCGAGAAAGGGGAGAGGGTCTGCCAGCTATTGATAGTCCCAGTGGCGTCCGTGACATGCGTACAGGTCGACGAGCTGTCAGAAACCGAGCGCGGCGACGGTGGATTCGGTTCGACCGGTAGGGAATAGCCTGCTCACCGTGGTATACTCCACATGTACCGCAAACGGGACACTTAGGAGCAGGCCATTACATCCACCGGACAGAGGCTTTCCGAGAAACTTGCAGAAGCGGGCATGAGCAAGCGACAGCTCGCCCGAGAATCGCAGGTCAGCTACCGTACCGTCTGCCGCATAATCAGCGGGGACAGGCTTGGCAACTTGGACACTTGGATGCGCTTTGCGGAAGCCTTGGGGTGTGATTTGACCGAGCTGATAGGGGGCGGCGATGGGTGAGAAGGCGTTTTTCGACAAGGACAGGGTTGACGAGGGCATCAAAGCCGTCTGTGACGAGATGGACAAGCTCTGTCTCACTCTCGTGGAGCGTTGGTGGGTCGTAAGCCATATCGAGAAGGCCGCACGTGCCGTCTTGGGCGATGGCTTCGACGATCTTGCCGCGAAATACCCAGATGTTTTCGGCGGTGAGAGCGGTTAAGGTTAGCGTTTGGCTATTTCAACGCCGATGGCATGCGGGATTCCAGTAACGAGTGCGTTTCCCATGCAGAATGCCCTATGTCCGTCACTCATTCCATCAGTCCAGCCCTTCGGGAACATCTGCAACTGGTCAAGCTCGTCAGGAACGAGCCTTCTGAGCCTTCCAGAGTCACCCTTGACGACATGCTTCGAGCGGTTCGGCGTCTTGCCGCCTTCCGAGGTGAGGATGGTGCGTGAAGGCTTGTCGATAGGGTCGGGGAAGGCAACGGGTCCTTCGGTGTATAGGTATTCGTAGCCGTTCTTCGCCACACGCGGCTCCTTCTTGGCTCCTTTGAGGTATTCCCAGCGTTCAAGCGACTCAGAGTCGATGAAGAACTTGTCTGGAACATCGGAATCGGGAACGAGGACGTCGCCGAGCGTTGTTCTCGACCCGTCGTATTGCGGTTTCACGTTATACGTTACACCTATGCAGCCCCACATGCGTCCGTAGTTGAGGAACGGGCTCTTCTTCTGTTCTCCGAACGTCTCGGAAGCCTCGAACGGGTCGCTTGGCACTTCGAACCCGGTCGCGAACTCTCCTTCAGCCGTTCCAGGGAATGCATTGGCGATTACTGGATTGTTGTCTGATGCGTCTAGCTCGGCGAACACGTATACGCGCCTTCTGCGCTGCGGCATCCCGTAATCTGCTGCGTTCACCACCTTCCATTCGACCATGTAACCTAATTGTGCGAGGCATGACAGCATGATGGCGAAGTCACGGCCCCTTTGCGATGTCGGTGACTTCAGTAGCCTGTCAACGTTCTCCAAAAGCACGTACTTCGGATGCTTTAGGCGAATCATCCTGTGGATTTGCCACCATAGCACGCCTTTTTTGCCTTCGATGCCCTTCGCATGGGGTGCAGGCTTGCTCACGGAGTAATCCTGGCACGGAAACCCTCCAACGAGCATGTCGAAGTCTGGAATCTCCATCTTTCCAGCTTCGAACTCGTCGAGAACCTTTTCTATGTCCTCGTTGACGCATGAACCCTTTCCGAAGCGCCTTTCGTAGCACTTCCATGCGAACTGCTTGGCTTCAGTTCCGGGCGGTTCCCACTGGTTAGCCCAAACCGTCTTGAAATCACCTGCCGACGGCATGTAAAAGGCGTCTCCTGGTTTTCCGTAGCCTTCGAGACCCAATCGGAATCCTCCGACGCCTGCAAACAACTCTGCGACGCGAATCATGGCATCGCTCCTCTCTCTTCTATTCAGTTGATGTTATCAGATTGCCTTGCGCTGATCAAATGCGAACGATGTGTCCGAGGTTGCGCCTTCCGACGCGCTCGTGCTCTACGCGGAACGTTTCGGGTGCTTCAAGGCCGACAATTACCAGCGGCGCAGTCAACAGCATTCCCATCGGTCTCAGCAGCCTGATGTACTTCTCGTAAGTGCCGATTGCGTTGTCGAAACCGCCAGAGGAGCGCATGTCTTCGGTGGCCGTGATTATCACGCCGATTTCAGTCTGCAAAGCCTTCTCGACGTGGTTCAACTCGCTCGCCAACGTTGGTTTGAGCAGGTTCCACGGTGCGTCGTTGGCGTGGTTGAACGCAACCTCGACGCTGAACGGACCCCTTGCGAAGTCGAGCCTGAACACGCCAGCTCCCGAAGAATACTCCTCCTCTGCGAAGATTGGTGACTCAGATGCCCAGCCGAGCGATTCGAACTCCTCCTTGAGCAGCTTGTTGAGCGAATCGGAGATGGATTTCTTCCTGCCTTCACCGTTGGCAGCGAAGTGTGACGTCAAATCGTCCTCCGACACCGACCAGATGGCGCGGGTGACCTCCGCCCAGTACGGGCGGTACTCCTCGACGTTCATGGCGAGGTAATCTCCGTGCCTGAATCCGTGTACCCTGAAATCCATGATGAAAGTATCCCAGAACGACATCTCGAGCACAAGCTACCTCACCCTATGTCCCGTCGCCGACTCGATGTCTCCGTTCGATACCGAGACCATCGTAGGGGCGAGCCACTTGAGGACGAGTTCCCTGTCACCGTCCCTCGGGCCAGTCCAGTAGTGGTGCCAATGCGCCCTCCTCATGTGAGGTCTCTTCGTTCCGCCCTGATGCTGTTTGCGCTCGAACTTCACCCGCTCGTACGCCCTCAGCTCGGAGCCGATTCGGTATCCGACGTCGTGCCACGTCGCGTAGCTCCTCCGCTTTGCGTTGTTCCTCTTCAGCTTGCCGTTCGGCTTGTACGAAGGAACTATGTCGGCGTTCTTCGAGCAGATGTACGCGACTCCGTTCGCGACTATGTCCGGGTCGATTTGCTTCGAAAGCACGTCGCTGCGCATCTCGCCTTCAGAATCGGGAACCGAGAGCGATGTCAGGCTCAACAGCTCCGAACCCGTGTTCACGAGAACCCTATCCTCCCAATCTGGGTCTCCTCCGAAATAGACTCCCTTCGCCTCCTCCGCTCCTGGGAAGAACTCGGAGTTGAATCCCAAGATTTTATCGGTGCTGATGACATGGACGACGACGCCCTCGTTGCCAGCGATGCCGGGAATCTTCATGTAGAAGCAGTCGTACGGCCTGTTTCCTATGCAGTCCGGCAGGAGGTCGACCCACTTCTCGTTAAGGATTGACTCCGAGAAGTCGCTGTCGAACTCGTACACCTGCATTCCAGAGTTGATCCAGGCCCTCGCCGTCTGGAAGCTGAACATCGACGTTATCGCCTTGCGTATCCCGTCGCTGTCCATCCTCAGCATGTCCTCCATCTTGAGGTTCTCGAGCGTGTGCTCTCGAATCCTGCTGGTTTCGTTGCACCACCTCTCGATTACGAGCTCTCTCTTCTTCATATGCTCTCCTTCCAATAAAAAACCGCCTCTCGGCGGGCTTCAAACAACCATTCACTTTCTCATGGAGGTTCCATCATCTCCTCCTCTTCTCAGCAGACATCGCGCTCTTGCAGAACGGCGGGTACTTGCCCCTCCATCCTGCGTGCCAGCAATCGCACTCCCTCTGGCAGCATCCGATTTTCCTGAGCCTCTTGCACTCTGCTATCGCAGCTGTCTTGTCGCTCCTCGTCGTTACCGTAGCCATTCCTTCCTCCTCACGCAGCCGACCTGCAACGTTTCGGGAAGCTCTTCCTGAAGACTCCCCTAGACACCGATACCGCCTTGCGATGGCGGATACGCGCTCCGTCCCTCTTCTCGACGAACTCGTAAGCCGCATCGGGCCATATAGACATCCATCTGTCTGGCTCATCCATGAAGTATCCGGCGAACAGGTCATCGGAAGGAGCGTCCATCCACCAACTCAGCTCGTCCTTGAGGTTTTTCGCATAGACGGAGCATATCTCCCTCATGCGTTTTTCAGCGGCGTTCTCAAGGCAGACCGGCACGTTCCACGGGTCGCTCCATCTCATGTACTCTGCCAGGAGCTCGAGTTCGGTCAATGCAGCTTCGGTTGCCGACGGGTAGCTGTATATCGAACCTCTCACAGACGTCGCCATCTCCCCGCATTCCTCTGGCGAGATGTTCGGCCATGCGAATACGTCACCCCATGCGTCGGTTTCGAAGTCGATGACGTGTCGCAGCTCGTTCATCTGCTCTGACACGAAATCGCTGTCAGATTCACGGATCCACTCCCTGATTTCGTCCTCGATTCCCTTATCGGCCTCGTATATTTCCCTCAGCTCATCCTCTGTCACCCAGCCGACGAGCTTCGACTTGTATTTCTTCATGTTCTCCTCCTACCCGCACTTTATCTCGTGCATCCTGTTTGCAATCTCGACCACGGCGCACCCCTCGCATACGTCTCGCAGCCCCTCGCAGCGTTCATCGCCGCCTTTCATGCATTCGCCGCACACGACGTCGATGGCGTCGAGAACGATTTCCTCCTTCGTCTTCCAAGCTCCTCCGTTCGTCAGGAAAACGTCTTACTCATGTTCCCTCCAATCGCCTTCAAGAATCCTGTACACTTTCCGCTCCTGCACCGAGTCGCACACCGCCGCAACAACGACGGCCACGAACGGAGACAGGAACACCGCTCCGATTATTGCAAGCAAAAGACTCACTCCTTTCTACTGCTCGTCTGCCAACACGCGCTCCCAGTAGCGGGCGGCGTCGATGAACTCACCGAAGTAGTGGCCCCAATCCCATGAGTAGTGCTTCACGGCTTTGTGCCAGAACAGTTCGAACGCCAGCTTGTCTGCGAATCCGTCAGCATTTCCAGAAACCGACCCGTCTGAGTTGACTTCACCATCAGGAAGTGGTGCCGTGACCGTGAAGTAGCTCCCGATGACGTACTCGAGCCTCCTCGAGTCGCACTTGTGGAGCAGCAGCATCCTCGTGTTGTCTCCCTGTTCGTGCGTTGCCAGGATGATGGTGTTGTCGCTCGTGTAATTGCTCATGCCAAGCTCCTCTCCTCGAAGTATTCTGGTTGATGTTCCCTCGTCCACTCCTGAAGCTCGCGCGTGTCGTCTTCTGTGAACTCGAAGTCCTCTGGCTTCGAGCCGGTCGTCGCCCAGTCGCACGGCGGGTCCATCTCGTACATCGTCATGTTCAGGCGCAGGCACCTGTCCCTGTCGAACACTGGGCAGTTGCCGCATCTCGTTACGTGAATCTCGCTCATTCTTCCTCCTCGTCTAGACGATTGGAACGTCGTGGTCGACGCTAATCGTCAACCCCATGTCTTTGCCGATTTCCTTCACCCCGTAACGGAACATGAAGCCCCTATCTACGCAGTCGAAGAAAACTCCCCAGTCGAAACCGCACTCGATCTGTTCCTTCGCGTAATCGTCGTCCGTCTTCTCTGCGAAGTCCGATGCGATGCGCCTGAACAGCTTGAGAACAGATTCCTCGTCCTTGTATCTGTCTGGCACCTCGTACATCCTCACAGACGTGCCGTGGTCCTTCCAGCTCGAATACCAGCTCGCGCAAATCGTCACAATCATTCTTCCTCCTCCATATCTTCCAGGTAATACTCGACCTCTTTGTGGTCGAGGACGAAGCAGCTCGTGATGATTGCGTTGAAGCTGCATTCCGGGCAGTAGTACACGTCCGTCGCCCTGAACGTGCCGTTTCCCGCATACTCCTCGTCTGGCATGCCGCTCACCCTCATCTTCGTCCCGCAATTCGGGCATTCGATGTTGCCGTCCATGTCGTCGAACGCAAACGGCTCGATGTGCTTCAGGAACTCCTTCTCGTCTTTCATGCTTCCTCCTCGTCGTAGAAATGCCCCGGAATGTCCTCATGTCCGCACTCGCAGCATGTGAGCACAGCCCCGTCGTCCAACATTACGTCGTTCGGGAAGTCGTAGTAGTTCCACCCGTCAGCCGTGATGTGCGTGCACCCCATGAGGATGACAACGCTCGCGTCGAACGCTTCCGTCTGCCCGCATTTCGGGCACCTGTATCCTGTTTCGCTCATGCTTCCTCCCTCTCTATGCTCCTGACCCATATCTCGCTCTCGCCGATGTCGTCGGCCACTTGGGAGAGGTGTCTGTCCAGCCATCCGTAGACGGCTGATTCGACCTCTTCATCCGTGGCCCCGTCCGGGACCTCAATCTCGTATTCCATCGACACCATGTCGAAGCACGCCGTAACCTCCACTGCTCCTCCTAATTCCGATAGCTCCTCTCGATGAACCTTCCTGGGTTCCCGAGCACTTCCTCTGCGAACTCGCCAAACCACCAACCGGGCGCCTCCATGAACAGCATCCTCCTCGGATTCCCAAACGCCCCTGGTGCTGGGTAAGTTTCCATCGCGTACCCGACCGCCGCTCCGACGTCGTTCCTCAGCTCCTCTGGCACGGGGTCGCCGACCATGATGCCGAAGAACTCGCCGTCAGCGTTGCAATCTGCGATGTAGACGTGGCCCGTCTCCGTGTCGAGCAAATCGCCGTCGTTCTCGAAATGCCTCAACAATTCGCATTCGTTCTTGAACATGCTCACCACTCCTCTTCATCCCAGTAATCCTCATCCCACTCGTCATAGTCGGGCCACCCCTGATTGGGGTCGCTCTTCGACGGAGCGCACCACTCGTACACCGCAGTCGGGTCATGGGTAATCTTTATCGGGTATCGGAGCCTCGCGTTGTCATCGTCGTAGCATGCGAGTCCAATTCCGAGAGTACGCTTCTCGCACTCAATTTCCTCACCGCGCTCAAGGCGTCTGAAATCTTCCTCGTAACCTTCAAGGTAGCTGCACTTCCACGAACTCGCCTGCTCGAATACTTGCGCCAGATACTTCACATTCCAGTCGACTACAAGATCGTACACGTCATGCCCACCGAACACGCCGTAACCCTCGTAGCACTCCTCCTCGATGTGCCCGCCGCCGAACTCCTTCGGCACGAGCACGTAGCTCTTGCGCGGCCTACCGTCGATGACCTGCTCCTGCGTTTTGCAATCCAACCAGCTAAACTGTCCCATGCTTACCGCTCCTTCCTTAAACCTCGGTTAGCCATATCGCCCTCGGCGTCATCTCGTACCGCTCTGTGAACTCGGCGCCGCAGTCCGTGCATTTCCAGTAACGCTCGAACCAGTGGTCAGGGCAGTTGCCCTCGTCGCTCTCGATTGCGTCCGCATGGTTGCCGCACTTCGGGCAAGTTCCGTCGAAGACGCCCTGCATGAACTCCTCGACGACCGATTTGTCCAAGTGTTCCTCGTTTATCTTCGTGACGCGTTCTTCTTCGCGTGCTATCCACTGGTCGTATTTCTCGCGACCTATGTACTTGTCGATTACTTCGTCTAACGTCATCAGAAGTCCTCCTAATCATCCTCGTCGTCAAGCAACGCTTCCCAATCGCGATACCCAAGACACTGGGCGATGAAGTCCTCCTCGAACCAGAAGAGGTCGTTCACCTGCGTGTCGGTCATGCCATCGGGGTAGAGCATCTCGAGTTCGAACTCGATTTGGTCGAGCTGTCGCCAAGTAAGGTGGCGTGCGCGCTGCTCGGCTCCAGACCAGAACTCGAAATATCTAAGTGGCGTGTTGTGGACCAGTTCCATGTGCTATCCTTTCTCTTGTCGGTGGGGGAGGGAACACTTCCAAACGCACCCTCCCTCGCTTTCCGTCGCTCCAATTCCTCTCGTAGAAGGAGCGCCCCGAAGGACGCTCCCGATTGCCTTGTATGTCTTTCGCTCTAAGCTCGGCGTGCAAGCTCCCTCTGTCCCATGTACCAGAATCCCTTCTGGCTCCAGCGGAAGCCCATCTCGCTCAACTCCTCTTGGTAGGGCTTCGTCTCGCCTGCGACCCTCACGGGCGTGCTGGGCTGCTTGTTCTTGCGGTATGCCGACACGTTCGGCTTGTCCTTGCACCATTCCTGCATCTCCTCGAGGATGCAGTCCAGGCTCACGGTGCCAGCCATGTCGGGCAGCTCGTCTGCTTGCTCGACCTTCAGCCCGTCGATGATGCCGTCAAGTTCCTCCTCGATCCTCGCCTTCAGTTCGCCGCCGAACAGCTCCTCGGCCTTCTTCGCGAACGCCTCGTCCATCTTGCCGCTCTTGATGTCCTCAAGCTCCTTGCTCACCTTTTGCAGCTCGACTATCAGGTCTACGATGCTCGGCTCCTCATTTGACGGCTTCTTGCTCGGAGCCTTGGGCTTCGGCGCCTTCGGTTTCTCGGCTTTCGGTGCTGGCTTCTGCTTGTTCAGCGTCTCGGTGAAGCGTTTCACCATAGGCTCGCTTTCCGCCCTCGCGACGGCGTCCTTGCGGTTCGGGCCGTTGCAGAGCGAAAGGCCGGACTCTGTGTCGATGACGTACCACTTGCCATCGCCGCCCTTGTACACTCCCATCCGCTTCACCGTGTTGTCTGCGAGCAGCAGGTCGAACAGGTAGCCGCTCACCTTCTCTATGCCCGTTGTCTTCTTCGCCGTGAACGTTCCTTTAACCATTTTCGCCATGATGTTCCTCCTAAAAAGGGGAGGAGCCTTGCGGCTCCCCCGTAATCGTCAACTAGATTTTCGTGCGGCTCTTACAGGTCGCCGCTGAGTGCTTCGAGGATGAACTCCTCGAAGATGACCGTCTTCCCTTCCTCTCGTGCGCCGTTGCGCTTCACGAGTTCGTCGGTGAGTTCCTGTGCAGTGTACGGACACCTCGGTTCGAGGTACTCAATCAAAGCCGCATGCCATCCTCGTGTCGCCGCCTCCTTCGCTTCGGCAAGTTGCGTCCTGTACGGCTCCTGCAACTCGAACGAACCATCATCGTTCATAACCCACATACCAGCTGCCACAAGCATCACCCTCTCATGTCAAATGCCCACCAAAATATAAACTCTACCACACGCCGCATCGCATCACTCCATTCCTCCTAGACTGGGTAATCCCACACCAGCTCCCATCAATTAGCAGAGCTCGAACAGCCCCGCCGCTTCCTCCTCTTCCTCGCCGCTGTAGTACGCGCACGCCTTTACGGCAGTCTCCTCGTCGAGGCACTCCGCGTCCCACATCGCGCAATCCTCGTTCATGGGGCACAGCTGGCATGCTTCATGCGGCAACTGCTCCACGAGCTTGCCGATGTCGTCCCACGGCTTGTCCTCGTAGTAGTCGTCCCAACCTCCTTCCCACAGGCTCCCGTAGCTCGACCAGTTGTACTTGGTCGGCAGGTACGTCGTGTTCGAGTAGAACACCCCGCCGTCCTCGACGAAGCTCCCCACGAGGGCCAAGTCCCCCGCGTTGTCGATTATCGCCAGCTTCGACCCGCATGCGCCCTCGAGCAGCTCGATGGCGTCCGAACTGTGCATGAAGCTCGGGTTCATCCGCATCAGGGGAGTGACCACGTCGGCCACGAAGTCCATCGTGTCGCTCCATCCGTCCGCCGTGTACCTCCCGCTGATGACCCCGTTGTGGGCGATTCCGAAGCGCGACTCCATCCGCGTCTTGCGCAGCTCCTCGGGCTCGTCGCTGATGGGGAAGGGGTGGCAGGTACTAGGCTTCACCTTGCCGCTCGTGGCGATTCGGAAGTGGAGGACTACCGTCGTCTCGATTGGGTCGAAGCCCCGCATCTCCTTCTCAAGCGCCGTCTCGAAGTCCTCGAGCCTCATGTATCCCTTGCGGATCCGAACCGTCTTGCCGTCTGCCAGCATGAATCCGGCGCCGTCGGGGTTGGACTGGAAGCACCTCGCCCTCGTCTCCTCGTCGGGCATGGCAGCTCCCATCGGCTTTGCTACGATGATGCACATATCTCGCTCCTCTCTCGGCTCCGATTAACGGAGACCTTTCTCGTTCAGGTAGTTGACCAGGCAGCTCTTCGGGAACTGCTCGGACACGTTCTCCACGACCTCGTCCATGAGGTCGTACCAGCTGACGGACTCGACCCAAGTCGAGCCGTGCTGCTTCACGGTGCGGGCGACTCCATCGACCATCGCAAGGCATGCGAAGTAGGTCGACCATTTCAGCGTCCCTCGGAAGATGCGCCACTCGAACGTTTCGTCGTGCTCGAAGTTGAGGGCCTGCGAGTGCGCCCTCTCGCGCTTCATGGTTCGTGCCTTCTGCAACGGCCCCGCTTCCTTGTGGTGCTCGGCCTTGAGGATGCTCACGTCGTCCTTCTTCGGCTCGAAGTCGACGCTCGTGGAATATCCGCACCAGTGGTTGTCCTGGCGGCGGGAGAAGATGGTGAACTGACGCTCGAAGCGTTGCAGCAGCCGCATCATCTTGTAGCCGCCCGCATCTTGCACGACTGGGGACTTTCCGAAGAAATCCCTGTTCACGTGGACGTGCAGCCCGCATCTCCCGCCGTCGTGGCTCACGAAGCCGTAACGGTGCGCCGTCTCCGAGATATGCTCGTAGATGGAGCGCCACTTCACGTGCTCGGCCAGGCTCATGGGGTGGGAGGTAATCTCGACGCCCTCCTCCAGCGAGCCGTCCTCGGTCATCCAGAAGCGGTCGGGAAAACCTTTGATGTCGTGCAGCTCGTCGCAGTACGACCCTCGGTCAGAGCCGCCGTCGGTTTCCAGCTCGGTTCCAAGGAACAGCTCCTTGCCGAAGAAGGAGATGCACGGCGTCCAGCCGTAGCTGTGCAGGTAGGGGGAGTGGCTCGACCCTCCGCAGTCGGGGCAGTACGGGTCGCCGTACTCGTCGAAGGTCATCTCGTCGTCATCCCACGTGTTGCCGCAATTGTTGCATGTGCTCGTATTGGAGTCCCAACACCAGTCGCAGTAGCGTACCTCGCCGTGGTCTGTGTAGACCCAGTACGGATCCGCGCTCCATTCGTCGCACCTGTCGCAGCGGAAGTAGCCCTCGCATTCGGCGCAGTTCTCGTTGCAGAAGACGCAATCGTCGATTATGAGCATGTCATCGGCGCGATGCCACTCGTCGCAATACTGGCACGTCTCCCACCCTGCTTCACGGGCGCAGTCAGAGACGCAGTAGCGGTTCCCATCGACTTCGACCTCGGGGAAGGAGTCCTTGTAGTACATCTCCCCGCACGATTCGCACCTCCAGCAGCCGTCAGCCAGCGCGGATTCCTCGTCGGCGTAGTGGTGGATTTCGGTATCAACCCTAAGCGCGCCGAAGTCGAAGCGTCGGAACTCGACGTCAAACGGTTCCCCGACGATAATCTCGCCGCTCCACTCGCAGCGGATGTCGCGCTGCTCGGCTTCGATTTTGCGGAGGCGCTCGATGACCTCCGAAGTCGTGACGGCTCCCATCTTGTACAGGGCCGACAGGGTCTCTCGTTGCGTTTGGGTGTACGGCATGGTACACTCCTTTCTCGTCGTGAGGGTTCGACGGTTTTCCAGGCAGACGAACCCTCGGATGTACGCCCCTCTTCGGAGGGGCTTTCTACTTCCACTCGGAGATGTCGATGGTGTTTTCGAGGTCGCACACCCTCGAATCCATCGCCCTCTCCAGGTCATCGCCCTCAATCCCAGCGAGCAGCAGGGCCGTCATGATTGCGGCCTGCTCGTCCTGGGGGAGCGTCCAGATGTGCCTCGTCATCGAGCCACCTCCAGGCAGTTCGTGACCCTGCGGACGATGGCGCGGTCGTCGGCGAGGACGGCGACATCCACGCAGTCGCATCTCACCGGCAGGTCGATGGGGCGGTCTCCTCTCACGAGCCACTGCGCGATCACGCGCTCGAACTCAGCACGAGTCACGTGGCCGTTCGGGAAGTCCATGCCGCGCTCGGCGAACACCTTGGCGAACACCAGCTCACCGTCCTCGATGACCACGACGAAGCCCTCGAAGCCCCTGTCCAGGACAGCGTGCCCTTCGAGCTCGAACCAACGCGCCACAGCCTTCCTCGCCCTCTTCTCCAGTTCCATTTCGTCTCCTTTCTCGTGGGTATGTCCGATGCAGAACGCATCTCCCAAGGCGCTCTCAAGCGCCCTGGAAGGACGTTCTCCCGCGCCCGACCTGGCTCGCCCAAGCCCGTCGCGCGGATGCCTCCATCCAGCTCGGCTCATGAAACCCATCCAAGGTGCTCGTCCCAGGCGAGCTGCCCGTACAGCTTCCCGTTGACGTAGCAGTTGAGCGATTCGTTGAAGTTGCGCTCGTCCAGGGAGACGACGACGGCCATCTCCCCGAGCCGCTCGCTCAGCTCCTCGGCGCGCTCGTTCACTTGCCACACCCTCGAACCGTCCGCCTTCTCGAAATAGCTCGCCGTCTTCCTGTCCATCACGTAGTACCTCATTGCGCGCTCCTTTCCGCCCCGTCACGGGGGCTCCGTTTCTTCGTTGTCGTGGCCGTCGGTCAACCCGCCGACGGCTCCTACAAGGGCAGCTCCCGCGAAAGCGATTGCCACCTCGATGAACTCCCTACGAGTCATGCCCTCACCTCCACGGCCAGGGCCGACTCCAGGCTTTCAAGGGACAGCTCGATTACGAACTCGCCCCATGAACGACGCTTCTCCTCGCGGCGCTCCTCGAACTGCTTGTCGCACTCGACCATCATCAGGCCGAAGATGCTCCTCGGCTCCTCGTACGTCATCCCTCGGCCCTCCTACATCAGCCCGTAGCACACGGGCTCCTCGTCGTCTCGGTACGCCGCGTACGCAGCTTCCTCGCGCTCCTCGCCGCGCCACTGGTTCCAGGGCACGCCCTCCTCGAACTCGATGCAGCCGAATGCAGCCAACTCGGACATGCTCGACTCCCAGGCCATCTCGGCCAGTTCCACTACCTCGCGGATCTCGATTTCGGACATAGTTCTCCCTTTCTCTCTGGTTGGTTGATTGGTTCATGGCGATGTAGCCATGTGGCAACCCTCCGATTGGGGAGGGCTGCCCATAGCTGCACTCGTTTCGAATCGCTACTTCAAGAAGTCCTTGTAAACGACGGCGCCACGGCTGCCGCTCCACTCCCACTTTTGACCCCTAAACGCCTTCTTCACAGCGTTCTTGAAGTCGATGGAGTAACCCGTTCCCTTTTCGCCGCTCATGGTGTAAATCCACGCCCATTTGCCTTCGACGCGCCATTCGGCCTTATCGAAGCCCGCTTCCCACAGCTTCAGCACGGCGTTATCCAGCCGTTCCACCTGGTGTTCCGTGAGTTCGTGGTTCTTCGGGGTGTGGTACTTCCAGCCGTTGTCCAGCACCTTCACGGTCACTTCTGGTTCCTGCGCCTTCTTCGACTTCTTGCCTTTGGCCTTCTTCTGGGTATTCTTCTGGGACTTCTTCGGGGGATTCTTCGGGGCGTCCTCCATCGCCGTTTCAGCCGCCATTCCCTGCAATTCACAGGCTTCTTCGAAGGTCAAAACGCCTTCTTGGATGGCCTGGGTCATGGTTGCCCCTTGGAGGGCGCATGCCTGCTCAAAGGTGATTTTGCCGCTGATGATTGCCTGGGTGTAGTCGATGTTCTTCATGATAGTTTCCCTTCTCTTCGATGGACTTTTGCGCGGGATTGCGCATATCTACCTGCTGAAACGCTATTGATGGAATCAGAAGGCAGACTCCACAATCCCCAGTTGTGGATCCAGTTCGCCCTACTGTCACTAGAGCCGGTTCTGCTGCCGCCATGTAACTAGTCCCTGTTGGGGGTTCCGTTCCCGTGGACTTCATGCATTGACGTGTTAGGGTTCAGTCGTTTTGTCCGCCTATATCGGCGGCCTATACGTTTGCATGTGTTTCTGCCACGCTATAACTAGTCGGGTTACGCAGCGTCTTTATGGAGCATCGGCGCGTTTCGTAGGTTCCTCTACGAGGTGCTAACTTGTGGGGCATGGTTCAATCACTATTGTTGTTTCATGAGAACGCTTTTTGCGTTCGCCCTTGTAGCCTTATCTCATTTGCCCGTGTACCGTAGGGGTTGACGTCTCAAGGACTCCATTCCTGAGAAGACCTGTTAAGCTTCTCGCGCCCGTGCCTACGGGGTGGGGTTTGGCGTTTGGGGTTCTCCCCCGTCTCTATGTCTCCTTCTGTCTCCCTTCTCTTTGTCTTCGCGCTTATCTCGCGCCCTTCGATGGTGCAAATATACGCCCCAAGTGGGGAGTAGTCAAATGGGGAGACTATAGACATGAGCAGGGATGACGTGATAAACCCGCTGGTCAAATGGGGAGTAAAATCGTCGGCTCGCTTCACAATTCCTCCACATATGGGGACTTGTCATGTGGGGAGTGGTACAATGGTATATAGGATAAAATGCCTGATGAATGGGGGGTTATTGTGTATGCAATGAATGCAATGAGAGAAGTATTGCAACGTGAGGGTATACCTGCGCGGCAAGTTGGGCGCGCTATGGGTAAGGGTGACAATTATGTGGCAAGGATAGCCAACAGGGGGAGTGTGCCAAGGTGTGACACAATGGCGCGTATGTTGGACGTGTGCGGCTATAGTTTGGTTGCATTACCGTCTGCTTATGTGCCAAAAGATGCAATAGTAATAGATGGAGACAGTGAAGCTGATAAGGGAGATAGTGCGAAATAGGTATAAATGCGTGTATGACCTGCGAGAACATGAGTCGGAAACCTGTCGATCTTTGCAAAATTGCGGATTGTTTACAGTGTTACCAGGGCGCAAAAGACACAACATGACATGCATGTGTGAGTGCATGCAATGTGCAATGGCGCAATAGATAGCTTGTATGGCATTGCGTCAACGATTACCAGCGAACGTTGACGAGCTGCGAACCGCTGCGCATGCGCTGATACATACATGTATTGCATTGTTGTCTGTATGTTGCTGGTAATGTTTCGGACATGCTGCGCATGGCGTGAGGTATGAACGCATAGGGATGCAATGGAGTATATGGTACATGCAATAGGGGGGGAGTAGGTGTGCATGTATTAGGTGTATATGCATGCATGTATGGGAGGGAGATAAACAACACGCTTTTTTACCTTTGCTGCGCTTGCCTGTAGTGAGCATATAATGAGACAGTTGTCCCTGCATGCGTGTTTGCAAATGGGACAAAAACGGTATCGCGTAAGTGGGTCATATATGGGACATCCGGCGGGGGGTATACCCCCCGTATTTCGTCGCGATTGGCCGGCGTCTAGGGGTTCGGCGCGGGTACCTATTTCTTTCTCCGCGAAGTTTTTCGCATTTTACCACGCGCGCGGGAGCACTTAAACCGCGCGCTTAAATTAACCGCACATGAGCTGGAGTTTTACTGACTTTTCCCTGACGCCGCCGATATCGTGCGGCAAGTTCCCGGATCCGCCCGTCAGCGGGCGAGCTTTACCACGTTGCCCTCGGAATCGAATCCGACTCTCGGCTCTTCCTTCCTCGGCCCGTTCAACGCGCCGATCTCTAGCTCCTGGTGCACCTCCGTATGGCAGCAGTGGCACAGGGCCATGCATTTCTCGGGATTGAGCGAGATGCTCGGGTCGTCCACGTTCGACTCGTTGAGCGGTATGATGTGGTGCACCACGTCGGCCGGCCTCACGATGCCCTTCTTCAGGCAACGCTCGCATAGCCCGTGCGACCTGTCCAGCACGAAGCTCCTCACGTCCTGCCACGGCTTGCGCTTGTAGAACGGCTTGAACTTCGCGCTGTCCCTCCACGTTGCCTTAGTCACCGCCGCCACCGTCGGCCTCGTCAATCACCCTCTGCGCCTCATCGGCCAGACCTTCGCGCCACCACGGGTGCCCGCATACCGGGCAGTACGGCGGGGGAGACAGCTGGCTAACCTCGAGCAGCGTCGGCTCGATGCTCCTCACCCTGCTCACGGTCGTCCATTCTCCGCAGTTCGGGCACCTAGGGCTCATAGCGGGCCCTCCATCATCTCGCGCGTCGGCATCGGCGGAACCGGCATCCACGCGTATGCGTGCTCGAATCCGCCGTACATCCTGTAGCTCTCGTCGAATGTTCGCCCATCGTCGTAAAAGAGCGTGTCGCAGCCGCAGTCTTCCTTGAACAGCGCCTTCTTCGGCGTCTCGTACCTGTCGTCGGCTACCAGCAGCCATGATTTGTCCCTCGGCCTCAGCTCGTCGAACGAGTACCACGTGAACGTCGTGCTCATAGCAGGCTCCTTATCAGCTCGCACGTCCTCTCGACGCTGTGTCCGTCGCACGCGCCCGCAGTGAGCTCCCTGTAGGCTTCCTCGGTGGGGCCCATGCCAGACATCGCAGCCTCCCTCAGAAGCTCCACCAGGCTCGCCTCGTGTCCCTCCGCGCATATCCAGCGCGAGCTGTACGTCTCGGGGTAGGGGTAGTACATCGCCCTGTCGCGGAGGTAATCGCCCATGTCGTCGACGGTCAGAACCGACGGAACGCCAAGGAGGTACGCGTCCGAGATGCAACTGCTGTAATCGGTGATGAGCACGTCGCAATCCACGAGGTACGGCGTCAGCAGCTCAGACGGCTCTACTTCGACCACGTGCGCGAAATCGCTGCCAAGGAGCGGGTTTGGCGTGAAGTAATGGCGCTTCACCATCACCACCTCGTCGTCTCCGAGCAGAGAGTCGACAGTCTCCCAGTCGATTCTCGGCAACCATCCGCCCTTCGTCTCGTCCCTGAACGTCGGCGCGTACAGGTACATCATCTTGCCGTCGTCGACCGTGCCGAAATCTCCCTTGCGAGCGTAGAAGTATTGGTCGGTCCTCGGGAATCCGGACGCAACGACGCGCTCTTCCGGTATGCCCAACTGCTGCGCGACTATCGGGATGCTCGCCTCGGATGCAGCCGTCGCCACGTCGGTCTGCGCGAACGCCGCCGCGTCAACGTCCCTGTCCTCGTCCATGCCGTAGACCTTGTTGCCCGTTATCCCGTGGCAGATCACGATGCTCTTGCACCTGTCCTTGCCCTCGATGTAGGTGGGGAGGGCGTCGCACACCACGGCGGCGAACCCGTCCCTCTCCGCGCTCGTCATCTCTTCCAGGCCGCATCTGAACTCCTTCGGGCCGTCGTAGATGTCCCATACCGCCATCAGGTTCTCGCAGCGTCCCATCGGGTTCTGCGATACGAAAAGCACCTTGTTCATCGGAGCACCTGCTTCACGTGCATGCAATCCACCCTCGTGTCCGTGTACAGCTTGATTCCCGCGTTCCTGCACTTTGTGCAGAACGAGTAGTCCTCAGAGAGCTTGCGGCCACGCCTGTTCCACACGTACTCGAACCACGGCTCGCCTATCTTGCCGAACACGCCCGTCCTTATAAGCGCGAACCCGAACCCGCTGCCGCGAACCTCGAGGAGGTACGTGCCATCGTCTCTGAGCTCGTGCAGCTCGTCCTTGAGGATGTATGAGTCATACGCGTTCCTGCCGGCCTCGAACAGGCACGTCCTGCCGTCATCCCTCGACCCCTTGGTGTAGTACCCGAAGCATACGTCCTTCCCATGCGAGAGCAGGTTCGCGAGCGCGTCTTTAGGCGGCACGATGTCGGAGTCCACGTAGAGTATCCAGTCGTAGCCGTTCACGGCAACCTCTGCCGACTTCGTCCTCGCGTCGACTATCCCGAATCCTATCGGCGTGTCGCACGTGACGTCGAGGCCGCACATGTCCATCGAGAGCATGGCCTGGTACGTCTCTATGCAGACGCGCGGGTCGTATGCAGGAGTAGATATGAGCAGCCTACCCATGAAGCTCTAGCGCCTCCTCCCATGACAGGTCCCTGTAATCAACGTACTCGGGATAGCCCCTGAAGTCGCTCATGCCCGCGTAGTGGACGATCCTCGCCACCTTCCTCCTAGATTTCGGCGGCATGTCGAAGAAGCCCTTGAGCGTCCAGTGGTTCGCGTTGTACTCGCACGGCATCTCCGCGATATGGCCCTGGCAGGTGTAGTTGAACACGTCCTGGTCTACCCATCGGTAGTACCGCCTGTTCAAGGCGTCGATAATCTCGTCTGCCTTCCACTCCCTGAGCTTGTCGAGGTCTTGGAGCACGACGCCGCAGTTGCAGTACATCAGCCCGTTCTTGGACGTCCTGTGCCATTCCGGCGTCGCAGCGATATAGCATCCCTCCATGTCGAGTTCCCAGACGGCTGAAACGTCCCTCACGGCGATGACGTCTGTGTCCATGACGAGCGCCTTGTCGCAATCCAGCTCCTTGCAAACGGCCGCCCTCATGAGCGCCATGTAGCTGTAGCACGTGGACATGTTCGGACCGCCCTTGCGGAAGTACGCCTGGTCCCTCACGTTGCGCGTCTCGACGATGTCCGGCAGGGGAGAGGGGAACTCGTCATCCTCGATGAACAAGACTATCCTGTCCACGTCGCTGTTCGCCACGAGGGACTTAGCCGCCACCTCCATGTCGGCGTAGACGGCTCCGTTGCCTGTGTAGACGGCCACCTTCTCGATCATGCGAACCTCCCGATCAGCTCGGCGACCCTCTCGGCGCTGTGCCCGTCACACGTCCCCACGGCGGTTTTAAGGCACTTCCGCTCGACTTTGCCAAGACCCGTGCCGTGCGCGGCTCTCAGGGCCTCCAGGAACACCTCCTCGGCATGCTCGGCCTCGACGGTGCGGGACCCGTACCAGTCCGGGTACGGCTCGTACATCCCGTGCGATTCGCAGTAGGCTTCGTGCCCATCCACGACGAGCACGGAAGGCTTTTGCAGGATGTAGCCGTCGAAGAGGATGCTGCTGAAATCGGTTGCGAGCACGTCGCAGTCCATGAGGTAGGGGGCGGATGGGACCATGTTGCCGACTTCGACGACGTGCCTAAGCTGCCTCTCGCCAACGAGCGGGTCCCTCGTGCACATGTGGCGCTTGACGACCAGGAACTCGTCGTCGCCCATCATTCCGTCGAGCTTCAGCCAGTCGATTTCGGGGAGCGGCGGGTTGCACCAAGCCCTCCACGTCGGCGCGTAGAGGTACGACCTCGCGTGCTCGGAGAGCACCGTGCCGCCGTCTCCCTTCGACTTGCCGACGTACGCGTCCGTCCTCGGCATCCCGAGCTGGAGGACCCTGTCAACTGGGAGGTTGAGCTGGCTGCAAATCCTGGCATGGGAGTATTCGGTCGTGCAGATGGCGTAGTCAACCTGCTCGGCGCCCGCCCTGTTCGACTCCGAGCAGTCGACGCCGTACAGCTTCGTGCCCTCGATGCCGTGGTCGACGAAGATCGTGACGGTATCGCCCTTGTGGGGGGACGGGTGCGGTATCTCGTCCGTGACGAACACCGAGAACCCGGCGGCCAGCGCCTTGCTGGCCTGTCCCCTGTACCTCACGAACTGCTTCGGGCCGTCCCAGGCGTCCCAGACGGCCTTGATGTTCTCGGCCCTGTCGAGCGGCCTGTCGGACGAGAACAGTACGGCCTTTTCCATGCGACCTCCTTAGATGACGTTCATGTACTCGTCGTAATGCCTGATGAGAGCGATGTATGCGAACAATTCGCTCATGAACGGGTCGATCCTGTTCTTCGCTTTCCCACCTAGCTTCACGGGCTGGATGTTAGCGTTCACGTCGGATTTCACGGACACGTTCATACGCGCCCAGCTCGTGATCGGCGAGTTGTTGTTGATTATCCTGTCAGCCGAGAAGTCGGCGCGCATCTGCTTCATCGGGTCTGAGAGCGTCTTGACGCCCTGCCTGACGACCTCGGCGCGGTCCTTGCCAACGTATTGCTGGAGGTTCGTCTCGTCCGTGCCGAGGATGTGCCAGGGGTCGTATCCTATTGCGAAGCACCATACGTCGTACTCCTCCTTGACCTCCTCGAGCCAGTCGAGGAACACCTGCTTCGGCACCTTGTTGCCTGGAACCAGCCTGAGAAGCCCGCGTTTCTCCCACATGCGGTAGGGGACGTCGTCCCTCTCGTTCCTGAACCCGTCGTCGCGCAACGAATCCTCTGGGAGCCAGTTCATCTGCAACTCGTAGATGCGGTCGTCTCCTGGGCGCATCATCATGATGGTCGCCGACGAGATGTCCGTGGTGTCGGACGCGTCGAAGCCAGCGATGCCGTACCTGAAGCCCATCTCCTCGATGTCGAACGTCTCTTCGCACACGGCCTCCTCGTACGTGAGCCATGCTGCTGCGCGGTTCTCTGGGATGTTGAAGTCCTTCGTGAGCACCGATGGCAACTTGGATGGGTTCTGCATGGCCTCGTTGACGTGCTTGCGGATGCTCTCCCATTTCTTGATGGGGCCGAGGCCGGGGTTGGCCTTCACCCACATCTCCTCGACCGTCCACTCGTCCCTGGAATCCAGCTCGTAGATGATGGGAAGGAACCTGTCATCTTCAACCTTGCCGTCGAGGATGCCGCACCCGTAGTAGTAGCGGTCGTCGAAGATGTTGCCTCGCTCGAAGCCGTTTGTGGTGATGCACAGCATCATGGGCTGCGTCCTCGAAGCCATGCCCTCGTCAAGGAGGTCGTACTGGTCCCTGTTCGTGCATGCGGCAAGCTCGTCGAACAGGGCGAAGTGCACGTCCAGGCCGTCGAGCTTCCTCGTCTGGCTCGATATGGTGGTGATGTAGCCCATGTTCGCGTTGTAGATGATGCCGTCCTCGTCGCGGTCGGCCACGGTGCCCTTGTGGAGCCTCTTGGAGAGAGTCTTTGACTGGCGAACCATCTTCAGCACGGCACCGTACGCGAGCGACGCCTGCGATTTCGAGTTGGCCGCGCAGTACACCTGCGGAGATCCCTCGCCGTCAGCCATGAGCATGTACAGCTCCAGGGCGGCGGAAAGGCTCGTCTTGCCGTTCTTCCTTCCGAGAATCCAAAGCACGTTGTGGAACTGCCTGTTGCCGTTGTCGTCGACGAAGCCGAACATCAGCTGAATCATCGCGCGTTGGAACAGCTCGAGCTCGAACGGGACGCCGAGCTTTCCTGACGGCAGCATGCAGAACGATTCGACGAACTTGCACGGCTTGTTCGCGTACTCGTAGTCGAAGTGCCAGTCCTTGTATCCGTTCTCTATGCGCGGCAGCATCGTCTCGGCGAGCTGCTTTATGCGCTTGCATGCCACTATGCGCCCGTCGAGCACCTGCTCGAAGTAGTCGACGCACTCTGGTTTGAAATTAGTCGTCACGTTTCTCCCAATGGACGCATTCCTCAGCGAACGGCGCGAACATCTGGAACTCGTTGATTTCGCACTCGATTATCTTGTCGCCGTTCTCGTCTTCGGACTCAGCGGTCTTGTATGCGCACGTGTCGCACGTCTTATCAGCCTTCTTCATTTCCTCCCCTTAGAAACTCGTCGAACTCGTCAGTGTCGCCTTCCGTGTTCCTGAGCTGCATGAACAGCTTCGAGGAGATGGAATTGTTCGCGGTGGTGAGCTGGTTGCGCTCTGCGGTGAGCGCCTTCCTGTACGCGAGCTGGGCTTTCATCTCCTTCGGGTCACTCGGTGGCGTTTTGAACTCGATGATTTTCAGCTGGTTCTCGATCTGGCGCATCCTGTCCTTGTTCCACTTGTAGGTGGAGAACTGCGACATCACCAGCTCGCGCTGCGCATCGCCGAGGCTCTGCGCCTGCTTCTCGATTGCCTGCTCCAGCTTGCTCTTCGTAGCCATCCGGCTCCTTTCCCGAAACCGCCCGAAAGCACCCAGCCTTCCTGCCAGCGTGTTTACGCAGTTGGCGGGGCATACAATCATGAAGCAAGTGTACCACAAACGGGACAGCCAGGAAGATATGGGCAAAATCCTCGATATGATACTCGGAAGGGACCGGGAACCAGGCCCGGCCGCAGTCGAGACCGTAGGAGCCCGCCCCTATACGACGGGGTGGAGCGGCTCCATGTACCAGCAGGTGCTCGTGCGCAGCGTCATCGAGCGTTTCGCGGTCGCATGCTCCAAGCTCAAGCCAGAAATCCATGGCAATGCGAGGCCGAGGGTCAGGCGGGCGATAGAGACGTCACCTAACCAGTTCCAGACGTGGCCCCAGTTCCTATACCGATGCGCCACCCTATACATGAACAACACCACCGTCTGCGTCGTCCCCGAGTACAAGCCGGGGACGCAGTTGCAAATAGGGTACTATCCCGTGCCGCTCGCGACGGCCGAGGTCGTCGAGTACGGCGACGAGTTCTGGCTGCGGTGGACCACCATCGACGGCGACAGGCGCGCCGTGGAGCTGCGCAAGGTGGCAATCGTCACGCGCTTCCAGTACCTAAGCGACTGGTTCGGCGATGGGAACATCCTCGCAAACACGCTGACGATGCTCAAGGCGCAGGAGGACGCCCAGAAGCAGTCCATCAACGACTCGGCGCAGCTCCGATTCATCGGCCAGCTCAACGGCAACGTCCGCGAGGAGGACCAGGAGAAGAAGCGCAACCGCTTCGCGCAGCAGAACCTCTCCGACGAGAACGACACTCCGCTCATGGTGTACGACAACACGTTCACGTCGATTGAGCAGCTCAACGCCCAGAACTGGACAATCCCCGCAGACGAGATGGAGCGCATCGAGAACAACGTGTTCGACTACTTCGGCACTAACAGGCGCATCTTGCAGAACGCCTACGACGAGAACGCCTGGGACGCCTTCTACGAGGGCTGCATCGAGCCGTTCGCGCTCGCCCTCGGCGAAGCGATGTCGCAGGCCACGTTTACGATGAGGGAGCGCCCAGCGAACAGGATCATGTTCAGCTCGAACAGGCTCGAGTACGCGGCCGCATCCTCAAAGCGAAACATCAACAAGGACATGACCGACCGAGGAATCATGACGCTCAACGAGGCGCGCGAAATCCTCCAGCTCCCGCCCATCGACGGCGGGGACGTCCACATCCTCCGTGGCGAGTACAAGGTCGGCCACACGTTCGAGGAGATATTCCAGGCACAGCAAGCCCAAGCGGCAGCCAAATCGTCGGGACGCACGTCGAGCCCAGACGAGGACAGGGATGGCGTAGAGGGCGACAACATACGCGGAGATTCCGACGGCTACGGCTCACCTGGCGACACGGACACGGGCGACGTCACGTCGACCAACCAGGACAGGTGGAGCGAGAACGCTTCTTAGGAAAGGGAAGACCATGCCAGCGAAACCAGAAGACAGACAGTACCGCATGATGGCGATGCCGCTCACGGCGATGCCCGACGTCGAGCAGTACACCGACGACGAGGGCAACGAGATGGAGCGCCCGCTCAACCGCTTCGGCTCGACGCACTACGTCGAGGGCTACGCCACGACGTTCGAAGACCCCTACATCCTCTTCGAGGACGTCGACGGGTGGAAGTACGTGGAAATCATCGACCGCAACGCCCTCGAGGGCGCTGACCTATCCGACGTCATCTTCCAGTACGACCACGAGGGCAGGGTCTACGCACGCAACACCAACAACACGCTCTACTTCGAGACGAACGACCACGGCTTCTTCATCGCGGCCGACCTCTCGAAGACCCACAAGGCCCGCTCCATGTACGAGGACATCCAGGTGGGCAACGTCACGCGCATGAGCTGGGCGTTCATCCCATCGGAGGAGGTCTACACGGAGGACAGGGAGAACAAGGTATTCACCACGCGCATCACGCGAGTGAAGAAGGTGTTCGACGTCAGCGCGGTCAGCTATCCGGCCGACCCGAACACCGAGATAAGCGCACGCCACCTCGTGAACGGAGAGATCGAGGCAAGGCGGCTGCGGGAGTCGCAGCAGCGCGAACTTGACCGCAAACGCAGGGAGATTGCGCTGCGGGCCAAGCGAATGTCAATCGAATAGGAAAGGAGAAGTCATGGACTTCACCGCAATGGACGCTCGGGCCTATCGCAGCCTGAACGCCGACCAGTACCAGGAGCGCCGCTCGCTGGTCCTGTCCCTGGCAGAGGAGTTGCCCGAGGACGCCACCGAAGAGCAGATCCGCTCCATCGACGAGGAACTCGGCCACATCAAGGCTGAGGACGCCCGCCGCGACGCCATGACCGAGCTGCGCAACCACAAGGCAGCCGAGGTAATCGGCGGCGCTGGCAAGGTCGTGGGGACAACCGAGAAGCGTGCAACCGTCAAGAAGGACAACTCCCTCGGCGGCCGCACGTGGGACGCGTTGCAGGAGCGCGGGTACAGTCGCGAATACGGCCGCTTCGAGATGTCGAACATCGCATTCCGCGCCTACAACGACAATCAGACCGTCGCCGAGCTCGACGGCGCTGACAGCCCGAACTACTACGACTACGCCCTTACGCAGTTCGACACCGAAATCAAGGAAGGCTATCGCCGTCCGCTCACCGTGTGGGACCTGTTCAACCACGAGACCACGGAGAAGGACTCCGTGACCTGGTGCGTCGAGGGCACGGTCGACGGAGACGCCGGCATGACGGCCGAGGCGGGCGCGTTCTCGCAGATGCACGTCAACGACCCCGTGATGGAGTCGTCCTCGCTCAAGAAGGTCACGGCCATCTGGCGCCAGTCCGACGAGATCCTCTCCGACGCCCCGCGCTTCGTGAGCCACGTCAACTCGCGCGCCAGATACAAGCTCGACTGCAAGGTCGAGGACCAGCTCTTGCTCGGCGACGGCACCGGCAATAACCTGCCCGGTCTCGCCAACACCACTGGAATCCTCGCCGCGACCGCGTCCGGCTACGACATGACGTTCGTCGAGTCGCTGCTCAAGAAGAAGACGGCAATCCGCAAGGCGACCCCCGGCTTCACGGCCGACGCCCTGCTCATCGCCGATGAGGACTACGACGAGCTGATGTGCCTCAAGAACTCCTCTGACCAGTATGTGCTCGGTGGCCCGCTCGGCGTCATCTACGGCAACAAGGTCACGGTCGGCGACGTGCTGTGGCGCACTATCCAGATCGTCCCGTGCCCCGCGCTGACGAGCGGCACCTCGATCCTCGGCGCCTTCAAGGCCGGCGCGACGGTCTACGAGCACGTCACGGGCCGCCGCTTCGACGTCGGCTACGACGGCACTGACTTCAGCCACGGCCTCGTGAGCTTCCGCGCCTACCAGCGCCTTGCGCTCGCGGTCGAGTACCCAGGCGCGTTCTGCAAGTACACGGTCGGCTCCGCAGAGTCGGCAGAGTCCGCGCTGAGTGTGTAAGGAGGTCAGCATGCGCGTCAAGACGCTCGTCAACTTCCGCGACAACTACAAGGGCGTCGACCGTAGGGTCGGCGAGGAGTTCGTCGTGACCAAGGGCCGCTTCGAGGAAATCAACGCGGTCGGCATGGACAAGATCGGCGCTCCCATCGTGGAGGAGGTCGTGTCCAAGGCGGTCCCCGCCAAGGAGACGCCCGAGTCCCGCGCCAAGAAGGCGCCCGCGAAGCGCCGCGCCAAGAAGGCAGGCGAGTAATTGACGCTCCTGGCTGACATAAAGACCGCGCTGCGCATCACGTCCGACGCGTTCGACACCGAGGTGGAGACGCTCATCGGAGCCGCATTGGCAGACTTGGAGAGGGTGGGGGTCAACCCTGCCCTCCTAGACGCCGAGAACCTGCCAGACCCGCTCGTAAGGCATGCCGTCACGGCCTACTGCAAGGCCCATTTCGGCTACGACAACGACGAGGCAGGGAGGTTCGAGGAGGCGTACCGAAGGGTCCAGGTCGACCTGCTCAACTCGAAGCAGAACATCGCTGCAATCGAGGAGGAGCCATCGGAGGCCGAGGAGACCGACGGGGAAGCCGGGGGCGAGTAGATGCGCTGGAACGAGACGTGCACCCTCGTGAAGAGGACCTACGAGCCCGATTCGGAGGGGGTGCCGCAGCCCGAGGCCGTGTTGACCGATGTGTTCTGCAACCCGAGGAAAGTCGGGGCGAACACGTGGTCGTCGATGTACGAGATCGGCATATCGGTCGACGCGGAAATCGAGGTTCGGACCATCGACTACAGCGGGCAGCGCGACGTCGTGTACCGCGAGAAGTGGTACTCGGTCGAGAAGGTGCAGGAGAACGGGGACTTCACGGTCCTGACGCTCAGGCACCAGAAATCAGACGGGCCAGACGAGCCGCCCGCCCAACAGGCGGAGCAGCCGACTGAAGGCGACTAGCGAGGAAGGAGGCGCCATGCCCAGGAACATAACCGAAGACCTGGACAGGTTCGCCATCGGAATCGACAAGCTGGTCGGCGACATCCCAATGGCTTGCGACGAGGCGCTCGACAAGGCAGTCAGCCGCTCGACGAGGAAGGCAGCAAAGAGCCTGCGCGAGGAGCTCACCGAGAAAATCGGCAAGCACGAGTGGTCCGAGGAGTACCGCAAGGGCTTCACGTCACGCGTCGACAGGAGCGAAGCGCAGACGGTCGGAACCGTCGGCAACAAGAACAAGCCCGGCCTTGTGCACCTGCTCGAAAAGGGGCACGCGACACCGGCGGGGAGGCGCACGCAAGCCTACCCGCACATGGACGTGGCGTTCGTCGGGATGCAGGAAGAGTTCATGAGCAACATCAAGAAGGACTTGAGGGAGGCGATGCGCTGATGTCGCACGAGAGCGTCTACGCCGTCGTCTCCAAGCACGTCCCCTGCTGCCACATGGAATGGCCCGACGACGACAACCCGCCCGTCCCGTTCGCCTGCTACCTGCTCGACTACGGCAGGTCCATAGCGGCCGATGACACCGAGATAGCCGTCGGCAACAAGTGGATGGTCGAGCTTTACGAGAAGCGCCGCGACAAGGCGCTCGAGAAAGCCCTCGGCGACGCGCTCCGCAAGGAGTTCGGAGCCGTGAGGCGAGACGAGAACTGGATTGAGAACGACAACCTGTTGCAGGTCGTCTACACGTTCTACGAGATTGAAGGAGAATCTGATGGCTAACAAAATCCGTTTCGGCCTCCGAAACGTCAAGTACGCCGTTTTCAACGCCGCCACAGGCCAGTACGGCGCACTCACGGCGATGCCCGGAGCCGTTTCCCTGACGCTGTCCCGCGAGGGCGGTGACAACTCCGACTTCTACGCCGACGACGGCATCTACTTCACCTTCGCCGGCACCAACGGCGGCTACTCGGGCGACCTCACCCTCGCCCGCATCACCGACCAGGTCCGCGTCGACCTGCTCGGGGAGATCGCCGACTCCGCAACCGGAGTGCAGTACGAGTCCACGATGGTAGAGCCCCCGCAGTTCGCGCTCGTCGCGGAGATGCAGGGCGACCAGGGCCCCGTCGGCTTCGCGTTCTACAACTGCAAGGCCAACCGCCCCGACATCCAGGCCAACACGAAGGGCGAGTCCCCGACCGTCGACCAGGAGACCATGAACATCCGCATCGCGGCCCAGGACTTCACGCTCGACGGCAAGACCCAGCCCATCGTCCAGGGCCACATCGAGAAGACCGACACGAACGCGGCCAAGTTCAACGCGTTCTTCGCGTCCGTCGTCACCCCGGGCGCGGCATCGGTCGAGTCCGGCGAGTCCTCTCTCAGCGCGTAAGGGGGATAGATGTTCGAGATCACCATCGACGGGAAGCAGGTGAAGGGGGAGGTTTCGTTCTACACGGCGTACCTCTACGAGGCCGAGTTCGGCGGGGACCTCATCAAGGACCTGTTCGGGACCCAGGACCTCGAGCCCGAAATCGAGACGGCCGGTGGAGCGGTCGTCCGCATCGACTTCACCAAGACAAACTGGAACGCGGTCGGCAAGGTCCTATGGGCAGCAGTGAAGACCGCGAACGAGGCCACTCCGAGCTACTCGGCGTGGATGAAGAGGACCAAGGGCCTGAACATGTGGCTCGTGGGGATGCTGCTTTCCGAAGAGGTGGCCGACTGCTTCTTTCGTACCGAAGCTGCCGGAGAGGAAGAAGAAGGATAGCGGGTCCCGCAAGACCTCGAGGCCGTACACGGCGATGGCCCTCTGCGGCCTCGAGGCGGGGCTCACATGGCGCGACATGCGCAACATGAAGTTCACGCACATGATGCAGCTCCTCTACGAATGGGAGGACATGCACGGTGCGGAGGTTGACGAGACGAGGGACGCCACCACGTCAGACGTGATGGCCCTCATGAGCATTTAAGGAGGACGGGATGGCCGACGAGTTCAGGGGCTTGACCATCAGGCTCGGAGCCGACGCGCGCCCGTTGAAGAGCGCCATCTCGTCGATCCAGAGGAGCGCGGGGCAAGCCAACAAGCAGCTCAACGCAATGAAGAAGGCGCTGAGGTTCGACGGAACCAACGTCAACGCCCTAGAACGCGCGATAGACCTGGCGAACGACAGGGCGCAATTAACAGCGAAATCAGTCGTCAAGATCGACCAGGCGTTGAAGCAAGCCTCAAGCGATACGAGAGAGCTTGCGAAAGAGACAAAAGACGCGTACTCCAAGACACAGAACCTAAAAGACGCATACAACGGCGTAGACGCCCAGTTGCAGCACGTCTACGATGCCGTCGCAAAGGCCGTCGAGAAAGTTGGCGGGCTCAAAGAGACGGAAGCCGTAGAGTACGTGAAGATCCTCCGCCAGGAGATGCGCGGTACGGAGGAGGCTGCAACCAAGGCGAAACAAGAGTTCAAGGACCTCTTGTCCGTCGCCGTCGAGAAGACCGGCATCAGCGAGCGTTTCGGCATCGACAAGAAGGACATAAACGCCGTCGAGTCCATGACGCATGAAGTCAAGAAGCTCAAGGACGAGCACAAGAAGCTCAAGGAAGAATACGACAAGTTCGCAGCAGCCGAAGGCTACAACGCGATGAAGACGCAAGTCATCGCATGGCGCTCAGAGCTGAGGAAGGCCGCAGCCGAAATCGTCGAGTTCGAGACCTCAATGCACAAGCTGGGAGAAGGCGGAGAGCTCGCGAGCATGCAGTCGCGCCTGAAGCGCATCGACTCCGGCCTAGACGAGGCGCGCCAATCGGCGAACAGGATGTCCGATGCGTTCGACAGGATGCCCGATAGCATGATGGCCGCCATCGCGAAGGCGAAAGCCTTCAAGGACCAGGCAGAATCGGCTAAAGACAAGGTAAAGCAGCTCGAAGAGATACTCAAGGGCCTGAAGAGCCAGAGCGGCTTCGACAACGACCTCTACGAGTCCGGCAACGTGTACGGCGCGTATTCGAAAGCAGCCCAAAAGGTCGAAGACATCCAAACAGAGCTCAAGGAGGCCGAGGCCGAGCTGGTCGAGTGGAACCAGCTCCTCGCGAAAGCGGAGGAGAAGGGCGAGGTCGCATTCGGCGAGACGAAGATGTCAGTCAATGACGTCAAGCAAGAAATCAAGGAAACCAGCGAAAGGGTCGAGCGGCTAGGCAACGAGTACAGAGAGGCCGGCAACAAGCTCAGAAGCGCAACGATGGCGAAAGAGGCGCGCCAGGTCAAGGAAGAATGGGTCGAAGCCACCGCCGAAGTCGAGAGGTACAACCAGATAGCAACGGGCGCCGCTGCACGACGCCAGTGGCCCAGGACATGGAGGACCGCCGGCTACGGCCTCTACACGACTGTGACTCCGGCGTTGACGATGGCGGCCAGGTACTCCATCGACGCCGCGAAGGACATCGACTCGGCGTACCGTGACATGCGCAAGACCGTAAACGGCACCGAGGAGGAATTCGAACACCTCAAGCAAGCGGCGATCGACTTCTCGCTCACGCACGTCACGAGCGCGGAGCAGATGCTCGAGATCGAGGCAATCGGCGGGCAGCTTGGTGTGCAAGTCGAGAACCTCGAGGGATTTGCGCAGACCGTTTCGAACCTCGGAATCGCCACGAACATGGAGACCGAGGACATCGCCACCAACCTCGGTCAGCTCGCCTACATCATGGACGACATGGACCAGAGCCAGGAGAGCCTCGACTCGTTCGCAGACGCGCTGGTAAGGCTCGGCAACAACTCGGCCACGCAAGAAGACAAAATCATGAACGTGATGATGCGAATCGCCTCGATGGGCACCATCTTGAACATGTCTACGCACGACCTGCTCGCGCTCTCCACCGCGGTAGCCGCTTCGGGCCAGGGCGCAGAGGCGGCTGGCACGGCGATCTCGAAGACCTTCTCGAACATCGAGTCTGCTGTATCTGGCCCCGAGGCCGCCATGAAGAAGTTCGGGGAGGCCGCAGTGGAAAACGGAGCTGACCTGGACGACCTGAGCGAAGAGCTCGCCGAATCGCAGGACGACCTGGAAGCGTTTGCGAAGATAGCAGGCATGACGTCCGAGGAGTTCGCAGCCAAGTGGCATGGCTCGAGCGACGAGGTCATGGACGCGTTCTCCGCGTTCGTCGAGGGTCTCCATAAGCTCAAGACCGACGAGGACGGCTCCATCGACACCGCCCTCACGGAGCTCGGCATCCGCGGAACGCGCCAGAAGCAGACCATCATGAACCTGACGCAGACCGTCGGTGAGCTCGAGAAGTTCCGCGACATGAGCGAGAAGGCGTGGAACGGCCTCGACGACGAATACGGCAACAAGGCCGGGGACGCGATGCGCGAGGCCGAGGAGAAGTCGAAGGGCTTCTCTGGACAGCTCGGGCTGCTCACGAACGCCCTGAAGGCGTTCGGCGAAGCGATAGCGGAGGGCACGACGCCCGTTTTGCAGGGGCTAACCACCGTCTTGTCGGCGGTGGCGAAGGTCGTCTCTGGATTGCCCGGGCCGGTGAAGACCCTTATCGCCGTGTTCGGAGGCGTCGGAGCCGCAGCAGGCCCCGCTATGGTCGGCATCGGCGCCGTGGCAGATGCCTGGGACAAGTTGGTGGGAGCTTCCAAGAAGAAGAACAAGCTCGAGCGTTCCGCGTTCAAGGCCGTAGAGGAAGGGGCCGAAGCTCTAGAGGACGGTCTGGACAACGCCTCCAACAAGACCGGCAAGCTGGGCAGCGCGCTCAAGGCCCTCGGTGGAATCGCGGTAGGGACACTCGCCGTCGCAGGGATCTCGATGATAGCGACCGCGATCGGCGAGGCGATAGAGAAGGCTCAGACGTTCGACAAGGCCACGAGGGGCCTCGAGGACGCAGTCGGCCACCTCGACGTCACCGCTGGGAAGACCACGCAGACGCTCTCGCAGTTCGCCGACGAGACGATGCAATGGCAGGCCGAGTTCTCCGACAAGATAACGTCTGCGTTCAGCGAGGCGAACACGAACGGGATGGCCGCCCAGGGATACGTCGACCAGATCGAGCAAATCAAGGCGAGCTGGCGCGGGACCGAAGAGGACTACCAGCGCCTCAAGGCCGCTGTCGACGGGTACAACTCGGCAATGGGCACGTCGATAGAGATAACCGACAAGCATTCGGGAGAACTCAGCGAATCGACCGATCAGCTGCGGAAGAACGCAGACGCATGGCTCGCCAACGCGAGGGCGCAAGCAGCCCAGGAGCTCTACCAGGAGGGATTCAAGAAACAGCTCGAGATCGAACAGCGCCTCGAGGGAATGCCAGAGAAGATACGCAACCTCAAGGAGCTGGCAGAGGAAGCTGCCGCAGACAACAATTCGAGCCTCGCGAACATGTACCTCCAGCAGGCCGCCATGCTCGAGAACGGATACGAGCCCCTGAAGAGCGAGTACGATTCCCTGGTCGTAGCCAACAGGAAACTTGCCGACACGATGGTCGACGAGCGCATGAAGTTCGAGGCGATGACCGACACGCTCGAGACGTTCCGCCAGAAGCTCGCAGAGGTAACTGGCAGCGAGGAAGAGTTCGACGAGCGCGCGAGGCTGCTCGGGGTCGGCCCCGATGAACTAACCAGCAAACTGAAGGAAGCAGGCGTTAGCGCGGAGATGTTCTCGCGGCTAACCAGGGACCAGTTCGACCAGCTCCGCGCTGAAGCGAAGGGAGACATCGACTCGATTATCGGAAGCATCGCAGCCCTCGACAAGTCGAGCGCATACCCGACCGTCGGCGTGAACGACTTCGCGAGCAGCGTCCTTGACAGGATCAAAGACAAGCTAAACGGTCTCGACGAGGAAAAGCAAGTCAGGGTCAAAGCTGCCGTGACCAGCACTGCATCGTTCTTCCACAGGAACGCCGCGGGCGGCCTGTCCTCGAGGGTCATCAGGGCCATCCCGCGCAACGCAGAAGGCGGCATAAACGGAATCATCACGAGGGCCACCCTCACCAACGTAGGCTGGGTAGGCGAGGCCGGCGACGAGGCCGTGTTCCACATGCGCAACGCGGGAGGGGCCATCGTCCCGCTGTCAAACCAGGACAAGGTGCGCCCGTTCGCCCGCGCGGTGGCGTCGGAGATACAGCCGTACTCGAGCGACGACATCGTCACCGAGCTGCGCGCAATCCGCTCGAGCATGGCGTCGGGCCAGGTCACGTTGCAGGTCAACGTCGAGGCGCGCCAATGGGACGACTACGAGGACGTCGGCAGGCGCGTCGGCGAGGCCGCCGCATACGAGCTCAGGATGCAGGGGGTGTGCGCGTAATGGGAATCGGCGTTGAGTTCAACGGCACGAGGCTCGACAAGTCCTTCGGCATCGGCAACATCAAGCGCCCGATGCCCGAGTTCAAGGTCTCGACAACCGAAATCGACGGCATGGACGGCATGGAGTTCAACGGCATCACCGTCGGCATGCGCGAGTTCTCCTTCGACCTGGCCGTGCGCAACAGGACGCGCCAGGGCGTCCAGGACGCAGCGAGGAAGCTGATGGAGCTGTTCTCGGTGGCGGAGCCCGTCACGGTCGTGTTCGGCGACGAGGTGGACCCGAACGGCAACCGTCTCAGGCGCTACGCGCTCCCGACTGGGAGGTTCGACGACGACACGTTCCTGAGCTGCGGGAAGTGGTCGTGCTCGTTCGTGCAGGTTGACCCGTACTTGTACGGCAAGGACCGCTCCGTCGTCCTGAAGCCGAACGTCGCGACGAAGTTCTCAGTCGGCGGGAACGCCGAGGTGTACCCGATGGCGTACGCGACCGTCAGCGGCAACTCGTACAAGATATCGAAATCGTCGAACGATTTCCTCCGCTACGACGGACAGTTCAACGGCAGTTCGATGAACCTCATACTCGACTTCGAGACGCAGGCCGTTACCCGCGCGCCGTCCGGCAAGGGCCTGACGGTCGACTCGAAGTTCTTCCCGATAAAGGGCACCGAGACCATCACGGCAACCGCAACGACCACCTTGTACTGGACCGAGAGGTGGCTGTAGATGGACACTCCGATCTTCCGCTTCGACAACACGGGGAAGTCCCTCGGCATGGTCAAGTACGAGTCGGCGACCCACGAGGAGGACCTCGACGGCACCGACAAGCTGACCATCGTCTGCACGTCCGACCTGAACAAGCGGGACAAGCTCGTCTGGAAGGACGCGTCCGACGAATGGCACGAGCACATGGTGGACAGCACCGAGCGCAGCAGGTCTGGTGGCAAGCCGAAGACGACCGCGACGTGCTCGAACTCCATCAGCGAGCTGTTCGGCATCATAGCCGGCGGCACGAAGATAAAGAGGAACGTCCGCGGCATCCTCGACTCGCTCCTGAGCGGCACGAGGTGGCACGTCGGCGACGTTTCCGACTTCGGCACCGTCGAGCTCGAGGTGTGGCACAAGAACGTGCGCCAGTGCATCTCAGAGCTATGCGAGCTCACGGGAGGGGAGCTCGTCACGAAGGTGCTCGTGGAGGACAACGGCGTCACGTGGCGCACCGTCGGCATCGTCAAGCAGCGCGGATCGTCGACAGCGAGGCGCTCGTTCACCTACGGGCGCAACATGACGTCCATCAGGCGCGAGGTCAGCTCCGACGAGGTGTACACGGCCGTCAGGGGCTACGGCGCGAAGAAGAACTCGAGCGATGACAACGAGTACGCCGACAGGATAACCGTCGAGGTGTTCTCGAAGCTAGACCTTTCGCGCTGGGGAGTGCCGACAAACTCGGGCTACGCGCACAACTACATGGTCTACACGGACTCGGGGTGCACGGACGCGGCGTTCCTCAAGAAGCAGTGCCAGAGGCAGCTCGACGTCGTGAGCAAGCCAACCGTGGTGTACGACTTCGACATCTCCGTGTTCGGCGATGACCAGTGGCGAGACATCCAGCTAGGAAACACCGTCCTCTGCATCGACGAGGGCTTCACCCCGCCCATCCGCCTCAGCGAGAGGGTCACGCACGTCATCAGGCACCTCAAGGGCAAGACCACGTGCAAGGTCCTCATAGGCAAGAGGTCGAACCCGATGGTCGAGCAGTTCAAGACCCAGGAGAAGACCACGCAGTCGTCGTCCGGCAACTCGTCGCGCTCCTATAGCTCGTCACCCGTCTACACGGGCGGCGGGTCCTCGTACACTGATGGCTATGGCGGCGGAGACGGCTGGACGCATCAGGTGAACGGCGAGACCCAATCGTATGGCACCGTGAACTTCGTCACCACGGACAACTCTTCCACACAAGAGTACAGCACGACTGTCGACCCAAGCCACTGGGGCGGTGTCAAGAAATCGGCGATGGCCGGTCTCTCGATAGCCCTCAACGGGTCGTGGGGCGGTGCATGATGATACTCGTCGGAGGAAAAGAGTTCAGGACATTGCAAGACGAGTTCTTCGTCAACGGATCGAAGTGCGTCGAGGCGTACGTGAACGACGTGAAGGTCTATCCCGAGGAGACCATCGGCGGTAACGTCGTGTTCAAGTGCAGCGGCAGCGGAGTTGAGGAGAGCGGGTCGCTGCAGTTCGCTGCAGCAGTAAGGTTCCCGTCAGATCGGCTCCACCTGTTTGGCGAGTACATTGACTACAACCCGGGTTTGTCGTTGGAACCGTCGATTCTCGAGTACACGGAAGACGGCGCGACGAAGTACAAGTTCTCGAATCCCGAGACGACCTTGTACCACGTCGTCGGCACGGCGGAATGCCCGTGCCATCTGCATTCGGAAATCATAGTCAGGCTGCAGCACAACTTGACGTGGGAGAGCCTGTCGGGAGCAGACGACAAGCAGGTCTCCCCGACGAGCGCGACGTTGGACCTTTTCGAACGCTCACGCAACCTGACCGTTCACCTCGGGTATCACGATTCGCTCGTTTCCAACTATCACGTCAGCGCATATCAGAACTGGAAGTACAACCTCATCGACCACGGCGGGTCGACGAACAGCACGGACCGACTCAGCTACGATAGGGACCTCATGATTTCTGCAAGGGTCCTGCTCGGAGACCCGAGGACCGGCCCGTGCGTGTTCCTGAGAGAAACCAGGCAGATGGACCACGGCCATTTCCTGCTGACCGGCGTCGAATGCTACATAACCACCGAGGCGTATGGATACATCAGGAGCGGGCTGGACCCTTACAGACCGCGTGTATACCACCCGCCAAGCAATCCAATCAACGCGTACGCCCGCATCTGCGGTGCGAAGATAGACAGGATCATCTACACGAGCTACACGGACCCGTCAAACAGCACAAACATGCGCTTCGAGAGCACTGCATGGGAGGCGAGGATGATACACGATCCGAACCCACCCGAAGAGATGTTCCACGTGACCGAAGCGGACCTCGGGTAACAGTTTAGGAGGATATACATGCAGACTTACGAGCTGATAGTCAAGGGCAGGGCGGTTCACGCCAACTGCGCAGACACGACATTGGTGCGGACCTCCATCGGCATCGACAAGATACACGTGCTGTTCGACAACTCCGAATGGCTCGCCTTCTCGCTGAGCGTGACGTTCGCGCAGGGGTCTGGCACGAGCGAGCGGAAGGTCACGACCTCAATCACGCCAGCCACCATCAGCGGCAGCGAATGGGTCGCCGAGGCAGAATGCCTCATTCCATACGAGGTCATCGAGATGGTCGGCGAGATACGCGTCACGTTCCAGGGCTACGACACGGACGGCAACCACATCATCACCGCCAAGGGAGCGCCGCTGTACGTAGAGGAGGCGGGTGACGTGAACGACGGCCTCGTGCCCTCCAGCGCCCCGTCCCTGAGCGAATGGGAGCAAGCCTACGCAGATGCTATGGCGGCTGCGAGCGCGGCCCTCAGCGCCGCCAACGCGGCCCAGGAGGCAATCACGGCGATGCAGGCCGCGTTGCCGATTGCGTCGACGACGACCCTCGGCGGCGTGAAGGTGGACGGCACCACGATTACCGCGACGGCTGAAGGGGTCATCAGCGGCGTCGAGCAGTACGAGCTCCCCGCGGCAACGGCGCAGTCGCTCGGCGGCGTGATGCCCGATGACGATACGCTCGAAGTGGATGAGTTCGGCATCGTGTCGCTTTCCGACGACATAAACAGCGCGGTCGCAAATCTCAGGAGGCTCGCGTCCGGGGCATTCGACACGACGTTTGATTCCAGCGGAGCCCTTTCGGCTGCGACCGTCAAGAGCGCCGCGCTCCCAGCGCCAACGCAATCCGCCCGCGGGGGAGTCGTCCCAGACGGGACCACGCTCAAGGAAACGAACGGCATCCTGTCGGCGTCAATTGCGAGCTCGAATGCGTTCGGCATCGTGAAAGCAGACGGGGGGACGACGTTCGTCTCAAACGGCCTGGTAAGCGCGCCTCTCAACCGTGCCACTTCGTCGACTGGGGCGTCTACGGCTGCAAAGTTGGCGTACCTTTCGATTACCGGGTTCAGCTTGGTTAGCGGAGCCGTCATCCCCGTCACGTTCTCGAACGCAAACTCTGTCGAAGGCGCTATCACGCTGAACGTGAACTCGACTGGCGCCAAGAACGTCTACGTCAACAACGCCATAACTTCGTCGTCGAACTCGCTCACGTGGACGGCTGGCGAGACGTTGACGTTCATGTACGACGGCACGCAGTACCGCCTGCTCGCAAGGGACAAGGCCGCGTCTGGAGGCGGCAGCATCAGCTCAAGCGACATCAACTCGCCGCTCGAAATCAGCAACAACAAGCTCGGCATCGACATGAGCACGTTGGCAAGCTCCCTGACGAATAGCTGGGGAAGCATAACCGAGAGCAACGGCAAGCTGGACGTCGACTGGACCGCCATCAACGGCTACTGGTACGACATCTTCAACGAAGCGTACCATACGGGCCTGTACCACGAGCAACAGGGCGATTCTGGCATCGGCGTGAGCGTGCCGTACATGGCGTGGCAGCTCGCTGGAATCGACTCGGTGGACTGGGTGAACAACACCGAGGTCCATTCGCTGACGAGCTACGGCCTGACGTACCACTGGGACGGCGGCGGGGACATCTGGGACACGGACGGATGGAACGCGGCAGACGACGCCTGCCTAGCCGTCAACGTCGACAACTCCACCATCAAGATAAACGCCAACGGGCAGTTGTATGTAGATACGGCGGTCGTTGCAGCTGCGATTAGCGGCAGCACCGCACGTGTGGCGCAGAACATTCTCGAAGTGGACGGCGCAACGGTTAGTAACGGCGTCCTCGAGACATCTGGCGGCGGCGTTAGCAACAACATACTGGACTTCGGATAGAAAGGAAACCGACATGCCGAATACATTACACGGAGTGAAGGTAGGTGGCACTACCTACCAATACGATTACGAATACTTGGCGAACAAGCCCGAGGGCCTTCCTTCGCATGAATCGGTCTCAGCAGGTAGGGTGCTTGCCCTGACTGGTAGCGGAAATACCCCATTTGAATGGGCAGAGATTATCCCGACCACATCGAGCCAAAACTATTTCCTCATAAGCGGTAACGACGGCAGTCCAACTTGGGCATCGCCGAGTGAAGCCAGCACCTTGCTCGGGGGAGCTGGGGCGACAGGACCGAGCTAATTCACGGGGATGCGTTTAGCAAAGGTGCGTGAATACATGAAGCTGCAGGTATTGGTCAACCATTATCAAGAGGGCGAGGATATCGTGAGACGATTTCTTTCTTCGCTATCGATCCAGAGGGGCGTTGACTTCAGCGTGCTCGTCTATAGCGATGGCGGAGACGGAATCGATCCGTCCATATTCGACGACTACGGCCTCGACCTGACATACCGCCGCCTTCCGCATTCGGGGGTTTGCCACACCCGCAATATGCTGATGGATGCAGCTGATGCCGAGTACGTCATGTTCGCCGATATAGACGATTGCCTATGCTCCGATGACGGCTTGCTGTCGCTGATGGCAGTGGCAGACGATACTGGTGCCGATATCGTCGGATCGCCGTACCTCGCGGAGACATACGAGGACGGGTTCGGGTACTCGACGTACGGGCGAGACACCATCCACGTTCATGGCAAGGTTTTCCGCAAGGCGTACCTCGAAGAGAACGGCATAAGGTTTCCAGACGAGCTCGAGACGAGCGGCGACATGATGTTCTTGTGGCTGGCATTCATGCTCACGGAGAAGGTGGCGTGGGTGCAAAATTGCTCTTACATCTGGAAGTACAACCCCGATTCCGTGACGAGACGGGATGAACACGGTGTGGTGCGCAACTACCCGAGAACCCTGAAATGCTACCGCCTACTCGGAGAAGAGCTTAAACGACGTGGTGATGGAACCCTGTTCGACAAGCTCGTTGCCGCAATCGTGCCGATGATGTACTTGGACTCCTCTGGGTCTTCGTGGGGCAATGCTCCGTCCGAAATGAGAAGGGATGCCGAGAAGGCCATTGCGGTGACGCTCGAGTGCGTATACGACCGATACGTAGAGCTCGACGACAAAGCGAAAGAGCTCGGATACCGCATTGAGCTGTCCGTGAAGCCGTGCGAATCTCCTAAAACGAGAGACGGCATCGAGCCGTGGGCCGATGGCGTTCTGTCGTCTATAAGGAAGCGCGATGTCCTCATCGTCGGGAACGGCGTCGTGGGGTCGAACCTCGCGCTGGAGCTCTCGGCGCTCGAGCCAGATATGTACGACAAGTACAAAGGCGAGGACGGGCGCAATCTTGGAGGATACGAGGTTGCGTTCATCTGCGTCGACACCCCGCGCACCGAAGATAGCGCATGCGACGTGTCCGAGGTGCGCAACGCCATCATGGAAAACGATGCCGACCTGTACGTGGTGAAGTCGACCGTGTTGCCCGGAACCACCGAGATGCTCATGTCGGAGACTGGCAAGAGGATCGTGTTCAGCCCAGAGTATTACGGAGCCACGCAGCACTGCAACAACCATGATTACGAGTTTACCATCCTGGGCGGCGCCAAGGGGGATTGCGCGCGCGTCGTGCAGCTGCTCCAGCGCGTCTACGACGGGCGGCACGAGTTCCGAATCACCGACGCGAGGACAGCAGAGCTGGCGAAGTACATGGAGAACGCATGGTTGGCGGCGAAGGTCAGCTTTTGCTGTCAGTTCTGCGATATAGCCGATTCGATCGGCGTGGCGTACGAGGAGCTGCGCGAGTTGTTCATCCTCGACCCGCGGGTCAACCCGTCGCATACGTTCGTCTACCGCGACCATCCGTACTGGGAGAGCCACTGTCTCGACAAGGACGTGAGGGCTGTGGGGGACGAGTTCGACGCTCCGCTCATCAAGGCGATAGTAGCATTCAACGAGGCGAAGAAGGAGGCTGTATGAGACGAGGTACGACACCGACAGTCACGCTCACCGTCACCAACGAGGACGGGACGCCCATCGACCTCACGGGCCAGGAGGTGCACGTCACCTTCCAGGAATCGGGGAGGGACGGCAAGACCTTCACCAAGCGCGAGACCGACGAGGGCGTGAGCATATCCACCGATGGCGATGCGTCCATCGTTGAGGTCACGCTCACGCAGGCGGAGACATTGCAGTTCCACACTGGGCGCAAGGTCAGGGTCCAGATAAGGTGCAAGGCACTGGACGTGGCGATAGCCACGGACATCGGCCAGTTCGACGCCGAGGAGATCCTGCTGGACGGTGAAATCTGATGGCTGTCAAGCTCGCGGTCAAGGTATCTGGCGGCGAGCACGTCGAGGCTGGGGTGCATGGCACGGACATCGACGCGTCCGTCAAGGGCACAGAGCTTGGCGTCGCCGTCGCGAACGGCACGAGGCTCACCGCCGTGGTGGGAACGCAGCCGAGGCTCGGCATCGGCTCTGGCGCGGTCCAGGTTCACCCGAAGGGCGAGGTGTTCCATGGGCCGTACGAGGTGACGCCGACGTTGCCAGGGTTCGACGTCGGCACGAGAGGCAAGTTCATGGAGCGTGACATGAAGGTCAACCCGATACCGATAGCCCACGTATCGAACGTGGCTGGAGGATACACGGTCAACATCGGATAGAAAGGAACGGAGATGACCAACCAGTACGTTAACAAGGTTACGCTGTCCGATGGGACGACGCTAATCGACCTGACATCGGACACCGCCGTCGCGAACAAGGTGCTCGACGGGTACTACTTCCACCTCGCTACTGGCGAGAGAGTGGAGGGAAGCTGCACCTACAACGCCGACACGTCGGACGCAGACGCCACGGACGCCGAAATACTCTCAGGTTCCACGGCCTACGTCAACGGGAACAAAATCACGGGCGCGATGACCAACAACGGGTCGTGGGACGATACCATCGACGACGTTTCGGACACAATCGTTATCCCGTCTGGCTACCACGACGGCACGGGAACCGTGACCATCGACTCGACCGAGGCGGCAAAGATAATCGCTGGCAACATCAAGTCTGGCGTGTCGATTCTCGGCGTGTCTGGCTCGTACAACGGCGAGGCGGTGTCGGCGAGGAGCGCGTCCGCGACTCCTGGGTGGTCGTCGCAGACGATCCTCCCTGGCACTGGCTACGACTACCTATCGGAAGTCACCGTGGCGGCAATCCCAATCACATACTCGGACAACGCCGCAGGCGGGAGGACTTGCAACATCGGCCCGTCGTCTTAGGAGACTAGATGACAAACCCATACGTCAACAAGGTCGAGCTGTCAGACGGCACGACCATCATGGACTTGACGTCCGACACCGTGACGGCTGGCGACATGGTGCGCGGCGTCACGGCCCACGACCGCTCAGGGGCGGCAATCACTGGCTCGCTCGGCAACGCAACACAATCAACGGACGGCCTCATGAGCGCGTCGGACAAGGAGAAGCTGGACGGCTTCACTGGGCCGTACTGTCCCGAAGCCGGCCGCATCCTCCCGTACGGCGGCACTACCGCCCCAGAAGGCTACTTGCTATGCGACGGGCAAGCCTACTCCCGCACGGAATACTCCGAGCTGTTCGATGTGATAGGCACCACGTTCGGAGCAGGAGACGGCTCCACCACGTTCAACGTGCCAGATTTGAGAGGCCGTGTCGGATTAGGTTCGAGCACGTCGTATTCCCTTGGCGCGACTGGTGGCTCTGAGACACATCGACATGTATACGCAATACAATTGGGTGCATATTACGGAGCGGCAGCATACGAGGGTGACGCTGGTTCGGGTGCTGTGAATATTGACGAGAACACAATAGCGCCGTGGGACAGCGATAAGGGAAATACCACATCAGCAATAAATAACGCGGCTACAACTGCATCAAA